TGATAGATTTCCTCTCGTTTGTTCTGGTCATTTTCACCATCGCAGTCGGACTGGTAACATTCTGTATCTTGGTAATACCTATGAGTTTACTTGGTCTGACTATAATGACCCTAGAGGGTATCACTTATATGACACGGAAACTAACGAGGTAGAATTCTTTGAGAATCCATTTAAAATCTTCCATAAAATCTATTATGATGATACTACTGGTGATCCTAATAGTATGGACCTTGGACCAATTAGTGGCAGTTGCGTAAGATTAGTCGTAGTCAAGAAGACAGACTTCTATAAGTTTGATCGCTTCGTTGATAAATTATATGACTGCGATCTGATCGAACTAAAGATAATTGAAGACTTCTCTGAGTTCGAGGCAGATGTAATTGAGGAAGATAAGATGGATGTTGAAGATACGATGACCGTACTATCCGATTTTGTTGATACTGTTAGCACCGACCTCGACAAAGATAAAATTAAAAACATGTTAAGAACTTTGTATATTGAGGCACAGCACGTTTCTGTATGATAATTTTTAAAACTATACGTTGGAAGAATTTACTTTCAACAGGTAATGCTTTCACTGAAATTAAACTCAACCGTTCGCCCAGCACTTTGATTGTTGGTGAGAATGGTGGTGGTAAATCCACGCTGCTCGATGCTCTCTGCTTCGGATTGTTTGGTAAACCATTCCGTAGCATCAATAAACCACAACTGTTAAATTCTATCAACAAGAAAAACCTTCTGGTTGAAATTGAGTTTGACATTGGCGGTAAAGATTATAAGATTGTTCGGGGTATTAAACCGAACATCTTCGAGATTCAATCTGGTGGTGAAGTAATCAATCAGGATGCTGCTGCTCGAGACTATCAAAAGTATCTTGAGGAATCAGTTCTCAAACTAAACTACAAGTCGTTTACTCAGATTGTTATTCTCGGTTCAGCATCGTTCACACCATTCATGCAGTTACCACCGTTTACTCGTCGTGAGATTATTGAAGACATTCTTGACATTCAGATCTTCACGACAATGAATACTGTTCTGCGCGACAAGATGAGCGAACTGAAAGATAGTCTTCATGATGCTGATGGCAAGTTAGAAGTTCTGAAACAAAAGGCAACCATTCAGAAGGAATATGTCGATACGCTCGAAGCAAATAAAGAAAAGAGAGTTGATGAAATTATCTCGCGAATCGAAGACGGTGAATTGTCAATCACCCGTTTCCAAGGTCTTGTTGCTGCACTCGAAGGAGAGAAGATTACACACGAAGATGCCAAGGCAGCACTCGGAGATCTCGCCACAAAGCAAAAGAAACTCGAATCTTTTAAAACCAAATTTTCCACCCAACTCCGCGATCTCCAGAAGGAGGTGGCATTCTACAATGAGACAGACGAATGTCCGACTTGCCAGCAAGGGATTGCTCACGATCATAAAGAAACCATCGTATCATCCCGACAAGAGAAAATGCAAGAACTCTCTTCAGGAATGGAGAAACTCCAAGAAGAATTTACGAAACTTGGAGAACTTATCTCGGAAAATGAGGCTCTCTCCGAACAAATTTCTGGATTGAGCGCAGAGATTATCGCGAACAACAACGAAATTATTGTTCAACAGCGTCTGATTCAAGCACTCAATTTAGAACTCAATGACATCGCTACCAAGACTGCAGATATTGATGAAGAAAAAACAAAACTCAAGTCATATGCTAAGGAAGTTCTGACACAGAACGAAGAGAAAGCAAGACTGAATGAAGAAAAGCATTACATGGAAGTTGTCTCGACGCTGCTCAAAGACACTGGTATTAAGACTAAGATTATTCGGCAGTATCTTCCAATTATCAATAAGTTGGTGAATAAATATCTACAAGCAATGGACTTCTTTGTGCAGTTTAATCTTGATGAGAAGTTCGATGAAACTATCAAGTCTCGCCATCGTGATGACTTCAGTTATGCTTCATTCTCAGAAGGCGAAAAGCAGAGAATCGATCTGGCACTCCTGTTTACCTGGAGAACAATCGCTAAGATGAAAAACAGCGTAGCAACTAATCTGCTTATTCTTGATGAGGTATTCGACTCCTCGCTGGATAACAATGGCACCGATTATGTTATGGCATTACTTGATACTGTCGGCGAAGATACTAATGTGTTTGTCATCAGTCACAAGGGTGATCAACTGTTCGATAAGTTCCGTAGTCTGATTAAGTTTGAAAAGAAAAATAATTACAGTGTAATGGTGGTATGATGGAATTAATTAAATTTACAGACCCTGCTCTACGCAAGGTTCCAGAAATCTTTGACTTTGAAACCCAGAACGCACAGGAACTTGCTGATACTTTGTGGGAAGAATCTAGACGCCTACGAGGACTCGGACTTTCTGCAAATCAAGTTGGTATCGACTCTAAGGTTTTTGTGATGGGATCCGACGATACCAATCGTAAGAATGTGTTTAATCCTCATGTAATTTCTGTCTCTAAGGAAACAGAACTCGCCAAGGAAGGATGTCTATCTTATCCTGGATTATGGTTGTCGGTTAAGCGTCCCAAGGAAGTGACTCTTTCATATCAGACTGTTACTGGAGAATATGTAGTTGAAACTTTTGCGGGTCTTCCTGCAAGAATCGCCCAGCATGAGTTTGATCACATGGAAGGTTTGAATTTCTCTGACCACGTATCACAGTTGAAACTCGACATGGCACTCAAATCTTTAAACAAACGAGCAAGAAAGTATCTGAAGAAATATGTCAAACAAAACTTATGATTTTGGATTTACATTCGAAGATCCAACCGAAACTGTAATTCATGTCCAAGAACCATATAGTTCTCGGACAATAGAAGATGACAATCTCAAAGATGAGATTATGGCAAAACTCTACGACATCGAGTCTCGCATTTTAACTGCAGACCAGTCAACAATGATCTCTGAACACAAACGACTCGTCGAAATGGAAGTCACAGAGAAACTAAAACAAGTTGAAGATCTAATTCTTCCCCTACTATATAACCTAATGAAGAATCCTGAGAAGGAGTATATTCATTGGCCAAACAGGATACCAATTATTGATGCACAAATTGACAAAATCACCGCGATCACGAGACACTATGAGTGATGGCGATCCGCCCTATTTTCCCAGAGCAAAATATTTTCAGCAACCAGTAGCAACTGCTGTAACATTTTATCTTTGTGGTGAAATCAAACCAGCAGAAGATTATGTTGAATGGTTTCAGATTCTGCGAGCAGCAGGTGAGACTGATATAATTTACATTCGTATTAACAGTGAAGGTGGTGACTTGTTCTCTGCTTTGCAACTGGTTCGTGCGATTCAGGAATCAAATGCCACTATCGTCTGTTCGGTTGAGGGTATTTGTATGAGTGCTGCTACTTTAATCTTCTTATCAGCAGATAGGTTCGAACTGTCTGACCATACCATGTTCATGTTCCACAATTATTCCAGTGGAACAATCGGTAAGGGTGGTGAGATGTATGATCAAATCACCCACTTCAGGTCTTGGTCAGAAAAACTGTTTGATTATTTCTACAAGGATTTTTTGACACCAGATGAAATTAAGTCTATGCTTGATAACAAGGACATCTGGTTAGATGCTGATGAAGTCGCCAAGCGGTTAGAAAAGCGCATTGCGGCGCAAGAACCAACACAAGAAACCGAAACTCCTAAACCAAAACGTGCAAGAAAAAAATCAGTAAACGAATAAATAGGCTTGACTTTTTCTAAAAAGACAGGTATACTGAGTGCATGATTGGTTTTAAAGATTATATATTCGAACGTAAAGAGGGTTCTGGTCTAACCATTTGGGATATAGACGAGACCCTCTTCAACACAAAGGCACTCATCTATGTGATGAAAGGCGGAGAAATCCTCCGTAAGTTGTCTAACCAAGAATTTAACACCTACAAGTTGGGTGCTGGTGAGTCGTTCGACTTCCGAGAGTTCCGCGATGCTAAGCATTTCCGCGACACTTCTGAACCTATCGTAAAAGCAATTAACAAACTAATCGCGATTCATAAGAACGTAAAGGCAAAGGGTAGCAAGATGATTGTTATCACTGCTCGTGCTGACTTCGACGATCGTGACATGTTCCTAGATACCTTCCGTAAGCAGGGTATCGACATTGATGACATCCATGTGCATCGCGCTGGTAATCTAAACGCACCCAATTCTGCTGCTGGAAAAAAGATTTTCATTAAACAGTATCTCGACACAGGCAAGTATGCTCGTGTTCGTTTGTTTGATGATGCGATCTCGAATCTTGACATGTTGCTCGATTTGAAAGATGAATATCCAGATGTAGATTTTGAAGCGTATCTTGCTCACCATGATGGAACCATGACGAGATATCGTAAATAAGGGCTTGACTTTTGTCATGTTCTAGGGTAGAATGGAATAATAGAAGGAGAAAGTTTATGATTAAGTCCGTTGTTTCAAGTTTGATTGCTCTCGCTGTAGTTGCGACCCCTGTTGCTGCCGAAGCACAGAATCGTGGTGGAAATGGTTGGGAACAGCGTAGGGATGATCGCCAGCATAGACGTTCGCGTATCAGCACTGGCGAGGCAATCGCCATCGGCGTAGGTGCATTTATCCTTGGTGCTGCGGCGAACAGCAATCGTCGTAACGATCGCGCAAACGACCGTGAAGTCTTTGATCGCGAGTATGATTATCACTATCGTCGTCCTGTCTGCCGTGAAATTTTTACCAGTGGTATCGATAGATATGGCGACTACTACGAAAAGCGTATCACCCGCTGTAATTAATTTATCCTGAAAGTAATTTTAGGGCTTGACTTTTGCCTCGTTTCGAGGTAGAATGAAATATATTAATTGATGAGGTTCCGTGATGTCTATTTCCCATAAGTCTACCCTTGCTAAATTGCTCGCCACTGAGAACCTTCGGATTGAACATCAGAAGGTTCTGACCGCGATGTTCGATCTGAAGAACCGCACCCTTATCCTCCCCATCTGGAAAGACATGTCGTCCGACCTTTATGACCTACTTATTGGTCATGAGGTTGGTCACGCATTGTTCACACCTGCTCAGGGTTGGCATGGCGAGATTGATGCTCGCGGTATGGGTATCAAGTCCTATCTGAATGTTCTTGAAGATGCTCGTATCGAGCGCAAGATTAAGGACAAGTTTCCTGGTATCCGTCGTAACTTCTTCGCTGGTTATCAGGAACTGTTCGACAATAACTTCTTCGGCGTTAAGGGATATGACCTCAGCAAGTTGCGTCTCATTGACCGTATCAATCTTCATTATAAGGTTGGTTCTTTCCTCAATGCTCCGTTCAGCGCTGATGAGAATCAGTATCTTGCTCGCGTTGATGCGTTGGAAACATGGGATGATGTTGCTGCGCTCGCAGTAGAACTCTATGAACTTGCTAAATCTGAACCTGAGCATGACTTTGATTCGTCAAACTTCATGGGTGACATGGGTGCGTTTGATGAGGAAGGTGACACAGCAGAGACTGGTGATCAGTGGGGTTCCGACATGGATGACGAGTCAACTGAAGAAGAATCTGCCCCTACTGCTGGTAAACCTGCAGGCAGTGAAGATTCTGACGCTGATACCGATGGTGATAAATCTGATACTCCTGCCGATGGCGCTGAGTCTGATGAAGATGGTGATGATGAAGGTGATTCCGATGAAGACGGTGGTGTTGCTCCCGACAATGGCGTAAAAATTCCTGGTTCGAATGACACACCAATCCTCAACGAAGACCCTGTCTCTATCACTGACCAGAACTTCCGCGACATGGAAGATACGTTCATTGACTCAAAGTCTCGTGAGTATGCATATGGTATTCTCCGTAAGGTTGATACCAAGAACTATGTCATCCCCATGGATTGGGTTCTAGAAAACATGCGTCCAACTGTGTATTCCGACAGGTGGTATACGCAAACTGTAGATTATGATACGACTGCACAAGAAGTTTTTTCTGAGTTCCGTAACAACAACCAGAAGTATATCAACACCATGGTTCAAGAGTTTGAAATGCGTCGTCGCGCTTCAGAGTTTGCTCGTGCGCAGACTTCTAAGACTGGTCGTCTTGATGTTGACCGTGTTTGGGCACACAAGATCAGCGAAGATCTGTTCGCTCGCAATACAGTTGTTCCTAATGGTAAAAACCATGGTATGCTTTTGTTCCTAGACATGTCTGGTTCCATGGCAGGAAACATGCGTGGTACGATTGAACAGTTGGTTACGCTCATGATGTTCTGCCGCAAGGTTCGTATCCCGTTTGAAGTATATGGTTTCACCAACAATGGTGTTGTCAATGACAAGTATTCCAAGTCTGATGTCATGCGTGCAAATCGTGCTAATGACACGGTTTCATCTGGCAAGGAACTTGAAATTGGTGACAGTTCGTTCAATCTGTTGCAGTTTGTTTCCGATAACTGTTCAGTCGCTAAATTCAATGAAGTAGTTCGCACTCTTCTTATGTGCGCTAAGGGATATGACTATACTGCTCGTCCTTCTCGTCACGCTGAAACATTCGTTCGCAATTCTCATATCATGGGTCTTGCTTCGACTCCTCTCGAAGAATCAATCATGGTTGCTCGTTCGATTGCTGACAAGTTCCGTGCTAAAAATCGTGTAGAAGTTCTCAATACTGTGTTCCTCACCGATGGTGATGGCGATAACAATATCACTGTCGGCGGCCGTTATGGTTCGCACCATATCAATATCACAGATGCAAGTACCAATGCTTCGGTGACAGTTAAGTATAATGATGAAGTTTATCGCACTCAACTACAAGTTGCTCTTCTAGAACTCTACAAGAAGGCAACTGGTTCGCGTGTTATCAACTTCTTCATCGCTCCTTACAATCCTAAGTGGGCAGCAAAACGTATGTATGGCGGCGCTGCAGATTTCGACACCAAGTGGAAGAATGAATGGAAGCAAAAGTTTTTCCATGTCACAAAATCGTTTGGATTTGATGATCGCTTTTTGATTCCTGGTGGTAGCGATTTGACTATCGGTGAAGATGTTTTTGAATCCAACAGCAACGACCCGAAAGATCTTCGTCGGGCATTTAAGAAGTTCCAAAATACCAAGCAGACCAACCGAGTTCTGCTGAACAAGATGATCCAAGCAGTCGCATAAAATTATTTACCCCGAAAAGAAAATAAGGGCTTGACTTTTATCTCGTTTCGGGGTAGAATGAAATATAATGATTGATAAGGAAAATTTTATTATGGTTGATTTCCCCTCTGAACTTGAAACTCTCGTCCTCTGCTCGTGGTCGCGTGATGAAAATGGCGTCCTTCGTGCTGAATATCCTAACGGTGCTGGGTTCATGCTTCTTCGTAATGAAACCGTTGAATACTGGGAAGTCTGCTCTGATGGTTCGTTCGTTCTGGTTGAGTGGCGCGAGTTGATTATTTCTAAATAATAGGCTTGACTTTTATACCGTTTTAAGGTATATTGAATATATTAAATGATGATGATGTGAGGAAATGTTTATGATGAATCGTGATGCTTTGGTTGAGTTCCTTTCCGACAACAACACCAACAATGGTGTTTTTCGCAAGCGTGAAGTTGTCGCCGCTGCCGAGTCTCTTGGGATGAAGTATCCTGGTTGGATTTTTCAGCGCGATCGTATGATTAAGCGTGGTACGTATGACCTGTCTCCTTTGATGGTAGGTGTTAACTCGACTGTCGTTCAACTCCCTGTTGCTGCTCCTAAGATGGTTATCCAACCGAAGTTGCAGACAGTGATCGAGAACCTTGTTCCGCACGTTGATCCGACCTATGTTCCCTTTGGTTTCTACAACGATCTTCGGAAGGTTGTGAAGTCGAACAACTTCTACCCAACGTTCATCTCTGGTCTGTCGGGTAACGGTAAGACCACCATGATTGAGCAGGTCTGTGCCAAGTTGAAGCGTGAATGCATGCGTGTTAACATCTCCATCGAAACTGATGAAGACGATCTGATTGGTGGTAATACCCTCGTCGACGGTAACGTTGTTTATCGTGAAGGTCCAGTTCTCACTGCCATGAAGCGTGGTGCTATTCTCATCCTTGACGAAATCGACCGTGGTTCGAACAAGATGATGTGTCTTCAAGCAATCCTTGAAGGTAAACCATACTTCAATAAGAAAACTGGCGAAACAGTTTACCCCAAGGCAGGGTTCAACGTTATCGCTACGGCGAACACCAAGGGTCGTGGTTCTGACGATGGTAAGTTTATGTCTGCCCAGATTCTTGATGATGCGTTCCTTGAGCGTTTCGCCATCACTGTTGAGCAGGAATATCCTTCGCTGAAGATTGAGAAGCAGATTATCCTCAACAAGATGGAAAAGGTCAATAAAGTTGATGATGAATTTGCTGACAAGTTGGTGACTTGGGCAGATATTATCCGTAAGACTTTCTATGAAGGTGGCGTTGAAGAACTCATCTCGACTCGTCGTCTTGAGCATATCGTCAATGCTTTTGCCATGTTCGGTTCGCGTGCTAAGGCAATCGAACTCTGCGTCAATCGCTTCGATGCTGACACCAAGTCCGCCTTCCTAGACCTTTATAAGAAAGTCGACAGTGATGCGATGCCAGATGATGGTGTGAATGAAGACGCATACTTCCAGTCCGTTAATGAAGAAGTTCCATTCTAAGGAGAACACATGACAATCGAATACAAGTATAATGAGGGTGATCTCCTTCGGGAGATTACCCAGTATATTGATGCCACCTATGGTGAGCATTACTCGCAGAATCAATATCAAGCAACCGAGTTTATTATTGACGGTGGGCATGGTATTGGTTTCACTGTAGGCAATATCCTGAAATATGCCCAACGCTATGGTCACAAAGGAACACCTGCAGACTGGCGCAAGGATTTGTTGAAAGTTATTCACTATGCAATCATTGCGATGCATGTGCACGACAAGGAACAACAGACTAGTATACCCGATTCGTTTGAAAAAGTCAATAGTAAAACTTACGAATTGAAGACCTCGTTGTCGCTTTCAGATACTATTAATTTCAGACCAGAATATGCGACTGCTTTCAACTGGCAGGATTATAACATGGGAACCACTTCTCTATTGACTTCTGACACTATTCCAGGTATAATTGAATTTACTGAAACAAACAGTAAGAAAACTAACAAGAAGAAAGACTAATATATTATGAAGATTTCATCCGATACTCTTGCACTTCTAAAGAACTTTGCAAGCATTAATACCAACATCCTTGTTCGTCAGGGTAATGTTCTTTCCACTGTCAGTGCAGGTAAGAATATCCTCTCTCGTGCAACAGTTGCCGAAACGTTTGACCGTGAGTTTGCGGTGTATGACTTGAACAACTTCCTTGCGTTGCTGAGTCTCTGGGAAAACCCTGAGATTGACTTCGAAGAAACAGGTATGTTCCTTCGTGAAGGTAAGTCTGAGTTTGAGTATGGTTATGCTGATCCCAGCGTAGTTACTGCTGCTCCGGACAAGACTCTCGAGATTGATCCATTCTTCGACTTCACCCTGACTGCTGCTGATATCAGCATGGTGCAGAAGGCAGCGAACGTTCTCTCGGCACCAACCATGAGCATTGTATCTAAGGATGGCAAGGTGACATTGAGTGTCAGCGACCCAAGCAATCCACGTGCGAATGCGTATCGTAAGGAACTGACTACAACTGATGTTGGTGACTTTGATTGTCGACTAAAGGTTGAGAATCTGAAGGTGATCACAGATGATTACGCTGTTTCTCTTGGTCGTAAGAAAGCAATGCACTTTAAGCATGCAACCAAGAACCTTGAGTATTGGTTGGCAATGGAACCATCGTCAGTAGTTTAATTGGAGATTTAATATGAACAAGTTAGAAATTTCGTTCAGTTCGCGTGTACCTTATAACAACGATGATGAACATCTTAATCGCTCGACGAGTATGGATTTTGACTTAGATCTGAGTAACCCAGAAGAAGTTGTCCGCCAGTTTAATAAGTTTCTGCGCCTGAATGACATTGACATTATTGTATCTGGGGTGGAATGAAAGTATTAATTACTGGATGGGAAGGTTTTATCGGGCGGAATGCTTTACGCATTCTGTCCGACTCCTTTGATATGATCCCGTACGAAGGCGATATTCGAGAGTTTAAAATCTCAGAATATTATGGAGCAGTGCTTCACCTTGCCGCACTAGCAGGTGTGCGCAAAAGTTGGTTGGACCCTGTTGAATATTGGGACGTGAATGTTAAAGGATCGATGCAAGTCTTTTCGGAATGCGAACGTCTCAATCTTCGATGTGTTTATGCTTCTTCGTCATCAATCTATGAGTGGTGGCAGAATCCATATGCTACTACCAAGAAAGCAATGGAAGAAATTGCTCCAAAATGTTCAGTAGGAATGCGCTTTCACACTGTCTATGGACCTGACTCCCGTCCCGATATGTTCTATGATATGATGCTCAATAACAAAGTTGAGTATCTTACTGATCATAAACGTGACTGGACTCATGTTGAAGATGTTGTTTCAGCGATAAGAATTCTATTGACAGATACCCGTATTCAGGGTAAGATGGATATTGGGACGGGTAATCCTGTCTCTGTTGTTGATGTTGCTCGTGAATTTGGATATCGTGATGTCCCTATTCGTGAAGTAACTGGTGAACGAATTGTCACACACGCTGACAATTCACAATTGAGAAACTTGGGATGGACTCCCGAGTATAACATAATGGAAGAAGTGAAAAATGAACGCATCAAAAGAACAGTTCCTTTGGGTTGAAAAGTATCGTCCTCGTAAACTTGATGATTGTATTCTCCCCGATGATCAACTAAAGACATTTCGCGAGTTCGTCGCGACTGGTGAAATTCCTAACATGCTTCTCTGCGGTTCAGCAGGTGTTGGTAAGACTACGATTGCTCGAGCGATTTGCGAAGAACTTGGTTGTGATTATATTATCATCAACGGTTCTGAAGAATCAGGTATTGATGTTCTCCGCACTAAGATTCGAGAGTTCGCTTCGTCAGTTTCCTTTGGCGGTAAGACTAAGGTAGTTATCTTAGATGAGGCAGACTATCTGAATCCAAACTCTACTCAACCTGCGTTGCGTGCATTCATCGAAGAGTTCGCAAACAACTGTCGGTTTATCTTCACTTGTAACTTTAAGAACCGAATCATTGCTCCTCTTCACAGTCGGACTGCTGTCATCGAATTTAAGTTGACCAAGGCAGATCGTCCGAAGATGGCAGGTCGTTTCATGAAACGTCTGTCTGACATCCTTGCTACTGAGAATGTCTCATTCGATGAGAAGGTTGTTGCCGAGGTTCTTAAGAAACACTTCCCTGACTATCGCCGTGTCCTAAACGAACTACAACGGTACAGTGTGTCTGGAACTATTGATGAAGGTATCCTCGTCAATATTCAAGAAGTCAACATGAAAGAACTTGTTGCCTCGTTGAAGAGCAAAGACTTTAAGAAGATGCGTAACTGGGTGGTCGATAACATTGACAATGACCCAAATCTTATCTTTCGTAAAATCTATGATACCATTCTTGATGAAGTCAAGTATCCTTCGCAGTTGGTTCTCCTGCTTGCAGATTATCAGTATAAGGCAGCGTTTGCTGCTAATCCTGAGATCAATCTGGTTGCTTGCCTTGCTGAAATCATGGCAGGGATGGAGTGGAAATAATGGACGGAGTACTCGATGGTTTGGGTGCTCCAAAAGTTGAATATGATGCTGAGGAGTACAAAGAAAAGAAGAAGGGTATATCTCCCTTCGATTTTATCAAAGATATAAACTATGAAAAGAAGAATCTAATTGTTGATGATTGGTCTGAGAAACAGTACAATCCTTGGATCATTAATCGTGGGTTGACATTCAGTATTGACACTGTCCACCCTGCAAATGAAATGAACTGCCGTTCCCATCTCGATAAGAGCATGCAAAACATGTATCTTATAAATACTATTCGCGCTAGAAAACGTTTTGACAAATGGATCAAAATCGAAGATGATGCCGAAGTGGAGATGGTGAAAGAGTATTATGGTTATAGCAATGATAAAGCTCGCCAAGCACTCACAATTCTCTCTGAAGAACAAAAAAAATATATAAAAGAGAAATTGTTTAAAGGTGGTAAAAAATGAGCGAAGATTTTTTTGACATTGACTTTCCAGGGTATGCACCTTTGGAAGTCACCTTAAAGAATCCTGACGACTTCTTGAAAGTTAGAGAGACTCTTTCTCGCATAGGTGTTGCATCAAGAAAAGAAAAGATTCTTTACCAATCATGTCACATTCTACACAAGCAGGGCAGATATTTCATCGTGCACTTTAAAGAACTCTTTGCCTTAGATGGTAAAGATGCAGACTTTAGTGACAATGATTTACAACGCAGAAACACGGTAGCACATCTTCTTTCGGATTGGGGATTGATCACTATCCTAAATCCTGAGATTCATGAAGATAAAGCACCACTAAATCAGATTAAAGTAATTGCGTTTAAAGAAAAGACTGAATGGGAACTCGTTCAGAAATATAATATTGGTCGTAAAAAGTAAATCTGTGTATGACAATGAATGCTGGTAAAAAATACAAATCGGTATTCATTTCAGACTTACATCTTGGGTCAAAGCATTGTAACTCTGAAGCATTGCTAGAATTCCTATCTACGATTAGAACTGAAAAGTTGTATCTCGTTGGAGATATTGTGGATATATGGCGTCTGAAAAAGAAATGGTATTGGCCA